CTTGTTACTTTTGGCATCTCTTTTCTCCTTTAAAGTTTTTTTCTTGTCAGGATTTCTTTTTAGTTTTTCTTTTGCTTTTTCTATTTTCTCTTTTTCAGCATTAGACATTTCTTGTATATCCTAAAGTTCCGCTACTTCCAAAAGGTACTCCTGCTTCCGCATCTTGTCTAGCTTGAGAAATTAATTGCCTTCTTCCTCCGCCAACTCTAGCTCTTACTCGTCTTGAAAGCTCTTGTCTGCCTCTTGCTTCTTGTGCAGCGACTTGCTTTTCTCTTGCTGATACATCTGCTTCCACTTGAGGTGGGGCAGCAGGTACAGAAGGTTTAGATATTATTCCGCCCATAATTTTCTCCTATTGTTTTATTCTACTATACATAACGTAATCTGTTCCTTCTGGCCCAAATTTTTTCATTATGCCTTCTCTGGTAAATAACATAGTTTCTATCCACTTCAAAGCATCTTTATTAGAAATATCTACTGTGCATTGTATCCTTCTAAGATTGAATAATCTAAAAGCATTTGCAAAAAAAGCCTTGGTAGCCTTATGAAAAGGCAAGGCAACCTTTAATAAATTCAATTCTTTGCTAGGTATTAGCCAGGCTTCAGCCACTCCAGGGAATATGTTTAATAGACCAAAAGATACAACTGGCGAGCCAAAATACAAACCAGTGTAAGAAGCATTATGAATTGTATTTTTAGCAAGGTAGCTTTCATAGTTCGGAATATATTTAAAATATTTTTTTTCGTGTTCTCTCATATTGATTAACCATAAATGTTTAGAATGAAAAGGAATAATTTTTTTATTCACACCATCCAGGCTCATAAGTTTTTGGAGTTCGTCAATATGTAATTCTACCATAAATCAAAATCTAATTTAGCTAAAGCAGATCTAATAAATCCAGTTTGGTTTGGTCTTGTTAATCTTCTAAATTCTCCACCACCTAACAAAGCATACCCCAGGGCATCTCCAACGTGTGAGTGTTGGTTTTTATTTGGTTGATCTTTAAATCTTTCTTGTCCAGAAATTTGTACTCGCTTGTAGTGATAACCACCAGATAAAGATTTTCTAATCTTGCTGCATCTACTATCAATTAAAAATCCTGGCTTGCCTTGAATTAATCTTGTCATAGGAGCTGCAACAGCTTCACGTCTAGTTTTGAAATCATTTGTTGCTGTAGGCTTTGCAAGGATCCCTAAAGATTTTAAATGTTCAAAGGCTGTAACTTCATAGATCTGATCCCTGGAGCTACCTGCAGGATCTCCCCATATTGATAGATCGTATTTTGGAAATTTAATTTCTAATTCTGATTTTAATATTTGACCAAATCTTTCTAGGCCCATATCAAAAGTTACAAGTTCGTGCAGCACGTGCCATCTTCCATTTCCAAGTCTTTGACAGAATACTGCAGCAGGAGTTAAACCAAAGTCTAACCCTATCACAATAGGATAGCCTGGATCTGGTTCCAATCTTTCAACACACATTGTACCATCATCATATTCACTCCATACTGGTTTGCCATCTTGTACGAAAGTATATTTACCTTCAGCATAACATCTAATCCAATCTTTGGATTTACCTGCAAGGATCTGAGTATAATATCCGCTTGGTAAATTATTTATGTTTTCTGCTTTTTCATTTTCTTTCCACCAGGTACCTGCTGAAAAAGTATAACCATTAGCTTCTGGCATTTCTGGTAATTCATCCTGGGTAACTTCAACAACACCGCCAGGCTGTTCAAAAAATTTCCAACCAAATTTTCCTTTTGGTAAATTTCCTTTTTTAGAAATATCATACCACCAGTGGTCATCTTCCATTGGGTTCGTATCCATCCAAACTCCTCGCCAGGATGGGCCACCATCTGCTTTAGAAGGATACCTTCCAACTCGGTGTGTTAATCCATCAATAACTTGTTTAGGTAATTCTCTTGCTTCGTTAACCCAAGCTCCTGTAAGCTCTAGTGATAAAAGTTTTCTAACATCCTTTGGCTGATCCAAAGCTAGGAATATAACTTCGCAATCAATCCCTGCAGCTCCTTCTCTCGCAGGTAATTTAATATGATGCGATATAGGAGGCGACCATCTCATTCCTCCCCAAATATTTTCTGGAAAAATCTCTTGCCAAGTTTTAATTGTAGTAGTCCTTAACTCTGGATATGAGTTTCTTACTACAACAAACCTTGAATATTTAATTCCATCTTTTGGGCTAGGCTTTTGTTTTACAGCACGCATAAAAACTTCGGCTGCACAAGCATAAGATTTTCCAGATCCAACTGGCCCAACTATTCCTCTAACAAAACTATTGTCTTGTAAGAAATCATAAACTGTAGGAGATTTTTTAAAATTAAATTTTAGATCTTCCATTACCAATATCTAATAAGTTCTATAAGCTCTATTGTAAATAGTCCAAACAAAAGCAAAGCAAGGATACTGTGATAAACATTCCATAGCAGCCACTGTTTCTTTTTTTTTATTTTTATGAATTCTTTTGCTCTACTAATTCTCCGCATTGATAACCAACTACTAATTTATTATCGTAAATATAAGCATTTTGTTTTTCGTTTAGTCTTGCTACGTTAGATAAAACGAAACTACAATCCCAATCGCTAGGTTGATAGTCAGCTACTATTTCAACTTTTTCGTAAGCATAAGGATTTATTGCTAACCATAAAATTATTATAACTGTTTTCATAATCCACTCTGTCGCATTTTATCAAGCCTTTGTCTATGTTCTTCTCCTTCAAGATAATTAAACAGAGCTTTGATCCTAGCTTCATCTTCGGTTCTAGTTCCAGAAAAAAGATTTCTTAGCTCATTCTTCTTCAGGCCGATCCTGCTCGCCAGTGTCTTGTCGTTCACGTGTGTTTTCAACATCAACACTGTCAATCTGTCCACTTCCTCTTTCGTTATGCTTCTTCGCATATCTCATCTCCCTAATTTCTACTTTTTCAGGCCCTTCAATCCTTATACCAATTACAGCAGGTTTATCATCATCTGATTTCTCCTGTTCTAATAATCCTGCTGCCTTAGCTACTGTTTGCAAGGTTCTGATTTTATCGTGCATCTCAACTTCAAAATTAGAATTATCCTTGCCATAAACTCTAATTTTTTTAATTGCCCTTAATGCTTTCCTTGGGATTTCGTGTATTTCTTTAAGCCTAATCTTTCCTTCTTCCCAATTTATAATATCGGTAATATCGGATAAGGATAGATCCACAAGCTCCTGGGCCACAGCATCCTTGTTATGATCTATGACTTCGCTACGTTTAATCCTTTTTTGTAGCATCCTTACACCGCCAAACTTAACTACTGGGTGTGATCTATCGCTTTTTAACTTTGCCATCTCTCTCCAAGTGTACGTTGCTTAAATCTGTATTAAATAACATTTCAATATCTTCTTCCTTTTCCACATAGAAGAAAACCGATTTTAAAGGCTCAGGAGTGGTGTTTGTACTTTTTGAAGGCTTGTACCCCCATTTTACAAACTTAACCCTTATAAGCTGCTGTATGTCCATTTAAAAGGGTATTTCATCATCAAGGTTATCTTCAGGAACAAAGCTCTTGGTAACACCTGCTTTCATCTCATCAATCAGTGCATCTGAGTTCTTGCTCCAGGGTTCCTTGATTTCAACTGTCATATACTCTTGTTCCTTCTTGTTGCCCCTATCATCAACCTTTTTTTCTCTCCAGTTTTCCCAAATATCAATATCATAGGTTCCTGCCTTTAAGGTTATATCTTCCTGTATTTTAAACTTCTTCCAAGAATACTTGGGGCCTTTTGGTTTATCGTTTTTATAAGCTGTTAATTTTAAAAACGTCTTTTGCATTTATCCTCCTAGGTTTAAGTTCATAGATCTCTTTGATCCATTTTTTTTCAACAGTTAAATCGTGGTCAACATCATCTTCCTCCTCTGGAGTTTCTCCTGGGGAAATGGCTGCACAAAGGGTTATCTTGTCCTTAGTTTCATCAACGATCCAACCTAACTGAAAACTTTTAGCTGCTTGCATATTTTTTACTTCTGATAATTTTTTCCAACCGCTTTCTTCAATAGATACTGCATCATTCCACAAAATTAAAACCATTTTTTTTTCTTTTATGGAATTAGGAAAATTTTTAGAGATACCCCCATACGTACCTGGTGGGCCTGGGGGCCGCATAGTCGCTTTTTTTAGGCGGTTCCTAGACTTGGTACCACCCTTATTTTTTATTTTTCTAGCTTTTCGCATTGTTCAAAAACTAATTCAACGTTTGGATTTTGTACATAGATTATATTTTCCTTCTATTGGATAGGTTCTTTATCATAGATTTGATGTCTAAAGGAGCTTTATTCTGCTTGATTAAGAATGGTTTAAAGAAGTTTATATGTCCTGGAGCATCTTTCATAGGCTCCTTTCCTCTAAACCAAAGCAAAGCCTGCTTCATCTTCTCAAAAACTTCCTCATTTACATCTAATCCCTCATCAATCATTTTCTGAGCCTCATCCTCTTGTCTGAAACTGTACTGAAAGTCTTTTCCATAGACTTCCATTATAGCTTTTTTCATATAAAGCATTAACAATCTTTTTAGCTTATTATCCTTAATATTATTATTAACGTTATATGATACGTTACGTGCAACATCAGAGGTTTCCCTGTCCGCAACCTCAGAGGTTTCCCTTACCTTAGTTTTGTCAACCTGTAGGTTTCCCTTCCTTTGTGGATTGCTGTTAATAACCTTGCTATTGTTAATAACCTTGTTAATTGTTTCCTTAGCTTCTTCCTGCTCTAAAGTTGGTATATCGTGCTTGGCCAATGACACATTCTTACGAGCCATTTCCTCTGTAGTTTTTAGATCATAAATCACAAAATAGACGTTGCCTTTCTGGCCCTTAAATTCCTTTCTAGCATATTTAATATACTTCCATTCAATAAGCTTTCTTATGTACCTGGACACAGCTTGCCTGGACACTTTCAGATCCTTAGCTAGTGTCGCCTGGTTCGGCCAACAAATGCCTCTATAGTCAGTGTATGAGCATAGAGCTGCGAGAACGAACAAAGCCTGCCTGTGCTGCTGCAGGTTTGGATCCTTATAAGCTCTAATAGGCAAATGGATATACAACCTGTAATCAGTTGGACTTTTTTTCTTTTTCCCCATCTAATTCTTTCTTGAGTTGCTGATAAATGAATGATTTAGAAACTTCCTCTTGCCTCAAATATTCCTTGCATAAATCATAAATTTTATCAGTAAGCCAATCAATGTTTTCCTTTGTTACTTTTGTGGCCCAAATGGGCTTTCGGTAAATCATATTTAATCTTTTCAAGGTAAAGCAAAGTATCAACAAGCTCCTCCTGCGTATCTCTTATCCATACCTTTAATGGTTTCTTTCTGGCCTGCATTGTAATTCCAAATTTGGCCCTGGATTTATCTTGTTGTTGGTCAATGATCTTTCTTACGTTGCTATAGATCAAATCTTTTTTAAGCAGCTTTTTTTTTGCCATTTTTCTGCCTCCAGGTTCTTTCAATCAATTTTTCAATGTACTTAGAAATTGATCTGCCATCCTGGGAGGCCAATTCTTTTAGCTGTTTTCTGGTATTTGAATTGAGCAATAATAATTGTTGTTCCACGTTTGTTCCTTTCTAAAATTATTTTATTTTTTTTTATTTTGCCTATTGCAATCTGCTATATAGTTGCTATATATAAATTACTAGTGAAAATAATTAGTACATTCCAAAAAAAAACAATCAAACAAGGAGAGCAAATGACTAAAGGAAAGTTATTAACTTTTATATTTGATAACGAGAAGTTTCAGATGACAGATACTGTCAATGAATATGGGGTTCCAAACAAAGCTATGGATGCTGCCAACAGTTATTTTGATTTGCCACAAGGTGCCTGGTTTGGCCCTAAAGATGGTAGCCCAAAAGATACTTGGGTTTGGCAATTAGGTAATTATTTTGATTAACAATAACCAAGGAGAAAAAATGAAAAAACAAATGTCAGAACACGCACAAGTAGCTAAACTTTTAAAACAAAAAGCAAAGCAACTTGGTTTAGAAGCTAAATCATCTAGCCAAACTTATTCAGGCGGCACTAATGCTAAAATCTGGATTTATTCTGGAGGCGATCAAGAGGTTCAAGAATTAAAAGATTATGCAAACCAATTTGAATATGGAGAATTTGATGGAATGACAGATTGCTACAACGTAACAAATAGCAGAGATGATATTCCGCAAGTTAAATATTTATTTGTGAATGATGAGAGAGCTTCTCAAATAATGAAATCTTATCCAGGTAACTTTTGGGAATATGAATTTTTTGTAAATGGTGGCGAAGGAAGTTGGAGCCACTTTGTTTATTACCTAAAAAAAGTTTTTCCAGATAACAAATGGCAAGAAGTTTTAAAAGGTTACATAAACGAACAATTCAAATTTCCTTACAAAGGTAATGGATATGTATTTGAAATCAAAAAACCAAACAAGGAGGCAGCTTAATGAAAAAAGAAACGTTCACTATAAAAGTTTTGAACTCTAATATTTCTATCAAACACTCTGGTAATAAATATTTTAGAGAACAAAAAAATGGAATGTCAGATTTAAAAAGTTATTTATCTGAGGCTATCCAAAAAGGAGAAAAAAAAGGTTTCGTACCTTATAATAATTTTGAGTGTTCATTTAACTGGGAGGTAAAAGATGAGCCAGAGCCTAACAAGGAATATCTTTTAACAGGTGGCCCTGGTGTTAAATGTATTGCTAATGGTAATACCTGGGCAGAAAGTGAAGTCAAAGAAACTGAGCTAAGTGGCTTTGATAAAATAGATCATTTAGAAAAACAGATGTTACTCAACCAACAAATGGAGGATAATTAAATGACAGATAAAGCAGATCTATTTATTTGGGTAGTAAAGCCAGGATCTAAAAAACCAAAAAAAATAAAACTGTCTAAACTATTAAAAGCAGTTAATGAAAATTCTTTTTCATCTCAATTTTTTCCAAATGAAAAAGATGCAATCAAACAAATGGAGAAAACAAAATGAAGCACGAATACTTAGTACAAACAAAACCCCAGGGAGCTGAAGTCCAGGGTATGCACACTGTCAGTATGACAGAGGAAAAGCTACAAAACATAATTGGATCCTTTCAGATGTATAAATTAAACAAGGAAGGCCAATTAAAAATTGTGGTTGTGAATGGTGGCAAGTCTTATGATTTACACGCAATTAAAATGAAAAATATTTTGTAACCGAGGGTTGACTTCTGAATATATTATCACTATATAATAGATATATGGTTAACAATTCTAACAAGGAGAAAGAAAATAATATGGAAACAATAAAAACAGAGTTAAAAAATATAAACGATGAGTTGTTAAAATTGTATAATACTCCTGGAATGGCCTTACAATTTCAACCCTCTAATTTAAAAATTTTAAAAAAACAGATTGAAAAATTAATAACATTAGAGGAGGCAATCAACAATGATAGTTAACTACGAAGCCAAAAGCAGATTTGGCTACCAACAATCAAAGGAATACAAGGTTCCTGTGATCTCAAACAAAACTGATAAAGGCAAATGGTTAAATGCTTATATCAATAAATTCTTTACTGGATCTCACAATTACTTTCAAAAAGGTAAGGTTCACGTGAAGTTAAAAAATGCTTGCTTCAAAGTTAATAACGATCTTTCAGTTATGGTTCTTTGGTTTAAGAATTTAAAAAAACTAAAGCAAGAAAATTTCGTTGGAGAAGTTTTCAATGCTCAACTTTATAAACAACAATACAACTACGAGGAGGCTGCTTAATGAAAAATATAACTGTCTATTACCAAAAGAAATTTGATCCTTATGCTAAATACACAGATGACTTTAGTAAAACTCACACTAAAGTTTTTGAAGGTGTTATCAATAATGATGACGACCAAGAAGATGTGTTTAGTGCTTTTAATAATTACGATACAAATCCTTTATCAATAGCAAATGAAACTAACAAAGTTTGTTTTGTAAAAGATAAGCTCGTTACTGGTAAAGAATTCCAGGAAGCTATGAAAAATAAAAAAGTAGAATGTATGCACACTTCAATGAGTGTTGGCGATATAGTTTCTGTTGATGGAACTGCTTATCTTTGCCAAGACCTCGGATGGAAAAAATTAACAAACAAAAAGGAGGTTGCTTAATTGGCAAATAAAAAATTAAAGCCAGAAATTTTAAACTCTAGTTTAGGTATCGGAACTGTACTCAAATACAGTTTTGATACCGAGCAAGAGTTAGAGGAATTCTTTTTAAAAGCTCTGGTTACATTCAATAAAAACAAATCTAAAACAAAGGTAATTGGTAAATCTATTTACGTTTTCCAAGAGCCTAACAAACAGGAGAAAACAGATGCAGTTACAAAAAGTAACTAACTTAAACTACGATCAATTTATTGGTCGTAAGATTTTTAAAAGAAGGAAGCAATTAAAACTAACACAAATGGAAGTTGCTAAAATTATGGGAATTACATTTCAGCAGGTTCAAAAATATGAGAAGGGAGTTAATATTATTTCTAATAAAAAATTAAGATCCCTTTCTGCTGCATTAAAGATCCCAAAAATTAAAATTGGATTTTGTGTTTATAAATACAACAAAAAAATAGGAGGCTTATATGAATAATTATGTTGCTTATTTAAGAACGAGTACCAAGAAGCAGCTCCTGGGTATTGCTGCTCAACAAGATAAGATCCAGGATTTCATTTCAAAAAGAGATGGAGCTGTCTTGGTTAATACTTTTACTGAGCAAGAAAGTGGATTGAATAATAACAGGAAGCAGCTCCAGGCTGCGATCCAATTTGCAAAAGATAATAATGCTAGATTATTGATTGCTACTATGGACAGGCTAACAAGAAAGGCGAGCTTCTTTTTACAGCTCCAGGAGGAAGGAGTTAAATTTACTATTTGTGATATGCCAGAGGCAGACGAAACTACCATTTCTATCCTGGCTGTTATTGCTCAAAGAGAAGTTAAGATGATTAGGCAAAGAACTAAAAATGGTTTGGGCCAAATCAAAAAAAAATTATACCAGGATGGCCAATACAAAACCAAGCTAACCAATAGGATTATTACCAAGTTAGGTAATACAACTAACCTGGCCCAAGCTGCTGCTCTTGCTGTTGCTGCTAAGAAAAAAGCTGCCGCAGAATTTGCAAAAAATATTTTGCCTGTTGTCCAGGAGATCAAGGATAAGGGCAGAGTAAATACTTACAGAGGTATAGCTGCAGCTCTAAATGCTAGAGGAATAGCTACTAGATCCAATGGCAAATGGTATCCAAGCAGTGTTAAGAACCTAGAATTGTACAGATAATATTCTTGTTATGTACTATAAATTAACTTATAAAGGAGATTGTAATGAAAGTTACAGATGATTTAAAAAACTTTACTTGTAGCAGATTGCCAATTTTATTGGGAGCTGCACACAAAAATGCTTTGTCTAAAAATGAATTACTCCAGGAATTTATTGATAAAAAAAATGGATCTTGGGTAGAGCCAGAGCAAAATAACTATTCAAAATATACAGATTATTTTGAGCAAGCTATTCAAAAGATTGTTCAAGATGATTTTCCTAAATTAAAATTTAAAGCAGGAGCTAATGAGAAGCCTTATGCTGCAGTAAGTACACCGCTTGCCTGCAGCCTGGATGCCTGGGCCGTAGCCAAGGATCCTATTCACGTAACAAATCCAATGGGCCAAACCTTTACAATGGAAGGAGATATTTTAATTGAATACAAAACTACTTCTGTTGCTGAAGATAACTTGCCTTTATACAAAGGGCCTATCCAAGTACAGGGCCAAATGATTTGTACCAATACTACTAAAGCTATTGTTGTGGTGTTTAATATTAGAACCTGGCAAATAGAATACTGGCCTATCTTTGAGCATAAGGAAGTACAATCTAAAATCAAAGAAGCTGTCAGAGATTTCTGGAATAGAAGGGATAAAGAAATATTTTATGATCCAGAAAAACCGAATGATTATAATCTAATTTATCCAAATCCGATAGCAGAAATTAAGGATCTATCTGGTAATAATTTTATTGGAGATGCAATCAATGCCTGGCACGAAGGCAATCAGTTAATTAAAACTGGTAAAGAAAAGATTGAACAATCACAAGATGTAATCAAGCAAGCTCTTGGAGAGCATAGCTTTGGTACTTATAATAACTTTAAAATTTCTTGGCCTGTTAGAAACTATAAAGCAAAGCCAGAAAAAGTAGTGCCTGCACAGGAGGCATATTCAAAAAGACAATCAACAATATCAATAAAGGAGGGAGAATGAGTGAAGTAATTTGGACAATCGTTATATTCTTTTTAATTTATTTAGCTTTGAGATCGGCTGCAAAAGGTATGATCTCAATGGTAACAGGAGGAGATGATGAAGAAGAAAAAAGTAACTAAGCTATGGCAGGGTAAATTCGTTTCTGTCAGAGATTATGAAGTACAGGCTGCAATTAAAAAAGGTGGATTAGAAATAAATCACAATGGAAAAATTATGCAGCTAAAGAAAGACGAGCTGCTGCACCTGCAGCCAAGCTCTAAAATATTTCAATCTAAATTTAAAGGATCCTACAGATTGATTGATATTTTATTTAAACCACTAACCGAGGATCCAAGACAAGGAAAATTAGTATGAATGATATAGTTAAAAAAGATCCAATGAAATTTGCAGAGGAAATTGCAAAATCAAATTTGGTACCAAAACAATTTCAAGGTAAGCCTGTTGATGTTTATCTAGCTATGAGTTGGGGTAAGGAGTTAGGCATATCTCCAATACAAGCTCTGCAAGATATTGCAGTTATCAATGGCAAGCCTAGTATTTATGGAGATACTATGATGGCTCTTTGTAGAAGTCATCCTGAATTTGAGGATATAAAAGAAACTATCTCTGGAGAAGGAGCTAACAGAAAAGCTGTTTGTGAAATTAAAAGAAAAAATCAATCCTGGTATAAGACAGAATTTTCTATGTCAGATGCTAACAGAGCAGGCTTGTTAAATAGGCCTGGCCCTTGGAAGTCATACCCAGATCGTATGCTCAAGATGCGAGCTAGAGGTTTTGCTTTAAGAGATGTATTTGCAGATGCTCTTGGTGGTGTAATAACTAGGGAGGAAGCAGGGGATTATCCAACAAGGGATCCTAAGCCTGTAGAAACAGTTATGGATAAGCTAGATACTGTAGCTAAAACAGCTTTAGAAGCCCCTACAGTAGCATCAAATGAAGTAAATGATGTTACCCCTACCAAAGAAAAGATCGCTGAAAATACTACACCTATGGCCCAGGAAACAGATATACAACCAGAGGTAGGTAAATCTCAATGGGAGATGAGGAAACTTAAAGGGCCTGGAATATATTGTGAGGATCATAAGTCTTTTGCTGAGGAGTTTAGTAAAGCTATGGGCAATATAAGGATCCATAAGAAATCTAATAAGGCAGAGAAGCTCAAGTTTTTAAAGCAGCTATTTCAAGTCAATGAAGATGTTATCAAAGATTTAGAAACAGTAGATAGCGGATTACATACTTCAATCTTTAATGAGTACATATCCATAGCAGGAGAGCTTGATGAAAATAATTGATGAAAAAAATATCTGTCCAAGGTGTGATGGTACAGGAAAGATCCAGGGATCTAACACTCAACCCACTGAAAAACAAATGAAACTATTTTTAACTTTCAAAAAATATTTAATTGAGAAGGGCCATCCTCCTTCAGTAAGAAGGCTTGCGGCCCTGGAGTTTTCTTCAGTTACTGGTACTTACAACAAGCTCATAGCTTTAGTTGACAAAGGAATTCTTGGTAGAAACGTTAATGGCAAGGCTCACTCTTGGCATAACTTCTACATTAAGAAAGATATAGAAAGGAGGTAAGGGGTATTGGACATACATAACAGAGAGTATATTTCAAGTAAGCGATTACAAATCAAGCAAGACTTGAAAGATACTAACAAAAAGATTTTCTCTTTAGAAAAAAGAAAAGAAAAACTTGAAAAAGAAAAAAGAGATTTATCTTTTAATGAATTAATATACGATACATTACTTATGAATTGGAAGTAACTTTCCTTTTATAAGTCAATTCTTCGGCAGCTTCATCTAAGCTGAATACAGGTTTAATAAACCTTAAAGGATCCTCTTGTCCTGGATCAACAATAAAAGCCATACTCTGAAATATATTATGTTCTCTCAATGATTTGCTTTCTGCATAATCATCAATCTCTTTATATCCTGCTACCCTTACTGCGTGAGATATTCTTTGGCTTTCGTGGTTCTTAACTATTTGATAACCAGAAACGTGCCTGTGTCCTGCAACATAAATATCATCCACACCAAACCTGGCAGCCTTACTCATTGCGTGGCTTTCGTTCCACTGAGAATGACCTGCGTAATCGTGCCTACAATTTACATTAATTGTTTTACCACCTGGGATCTTTAGCTTTAATCTAACTCCGTGGTTCCTATAAATTCCTGCTTGAGATCTGAAGATAAATTTATTTATATCTCCACCATCTGTATTCCAAATATCGTGATTGCCTCCAATAACAGCAGCCCAATAAACTCCTGCCTCAGATAAAAACCACTCAATTAATTTCTCTGCTTGTTTCCTGGTAGTTTCCTGGTCAGCATACTTCTTCATTAATCTGCCTACCCAGTTGTTTGTAATATCCCCAACACATATTCCAATCATTCCTGGAGTGTTAGCCATTAGATCCATATCAGCTTTTAATCTACCCCAGTTACAACCATCATCATCTATATGCGGATCCCCAACAAAACACAGGGCAAAAGGTTTTTTTTCTTTTAGATCTACATCAATTAATTTAGTTGCATTGTGAGTTTCTCTTTTTCTTTCCCATCTCTTGAGAGATCTTTCAATTAATTCTTCAGTAGTTAATTCATCATCTGGAATATCTTGAATAATAAAAGGAGCTTTTATAACATTATCTAATTTGTTTTCTGATTTATATTTTCTGTATAAAGAATAAACAGTTTGATAATTTTTACCAAGTTTCTTTGCAGCTTCATTATAACCTAGCTTATCTACTAGATCTAATACTTGTTTGATTTCTGTAATACTAATTATCTTCGGCATCTTTCATAATAAGTGAAAGCTCCTCGGCCCTGGCAGGAGTTTGTTCTGCCCATCTACTATCTAACATTTCTAGTGAGGCAGTTTCATAATCCTGATCCTGGAGAGCTTCCAACATCCTTCTAAATTTTTTAACACCTGTAGCACCTAATTGAAAAACCATTTCAATTAATACTTCAGTTGCAGTAGGAGTAATATCTAAATCGTAATCGTGGCAAATATTCTCTACTTGATCTACAGCATTTTGGAAATCTTTTTCAAAAATTTTTTCTAAAAATTCTTTATCATATTCCTTATCATCTTCCCAGAAATCTTCTACACATAGATGGCCAAATCCTATTGTTCTTTTTCCCAGGCTGTCCAGGTACACCTTGGATCTATAGCCTTCGTGTTCTTTAATTCTTTCTTTTATATCTTTCATTTATTTTTATTTGCTATTGTTCTTGCTATACTCTCTCCGCTTCTACCCACGACATACCCTCCAAGTCCTATATTTAATAATGTCCATACATCTCCAGGCAGCTCAAAGGTTATGATTGTTCCAGTAAAAAGTTTTATCACTGGCCCCAGGATATAATTCCATACCAGAATAAATATTAAAACATACATTAAAGTTGGTCGCCAACCTGCAACAAACCAATTTGATTTTGCTTCAGCTTCTACAATAGATGCAGCAGCTTTTAATTCTTCAGTACCAGATTGTAATAATTGAGTATTGAGTTGAGCTTTTAATTTTTCTGCCAGATCCTTATCTGGGATTGCCTTATCAACAGTATTGAATAGCATCTTCGCAAGAGGAGCTATAACTTTTAAAGCAGGTAACATTATCAATCTGTATTAAATTATTTCATATAAAGCAATAGTTGTATTGCTATCTTCCCTGGCCCCTATAAGGTTTTTTTCTTTGTGATTTGTTGGGCCTCTTACTATGTCTGCCTGGTCTTTTTCTGGGTTTATTTTTTATATAAATTAACTGTCCTATTGCAGATTTCTTGGCCATAATTAATATTTATTTTCTCCAGTATTCTGTGATTTGTTTCCACTCACATTCTTCATTTTCTTGATTGTAATCGTATTCTTGAAAAGAACCTTCGTTAATAAATTCCATTTATTTAGAATTAATTAATTGATCTATATGATAATATATTCTTCCAATTACTTTATCAAAGTCTAACAATTCTTGTTGAACCATAGCAATTATAGTTTGCAGTTCAATTAAAGTAACAAGTACCCAAGTACTTAATCCTAATAAAATACTACCTAACAATCCTATTAATACTGTATTAATTTTACTTCTTGTCATTTTAAGTATATTATTTTACAAATTTTATTAAGGCTATAATGCCTGCTAATATACCACCAAGATATGCGATAACTTTCAACCCACCCTTACCCATAGCCATTTGCTCTTTAAGAGCTGCTATATCCTTTGTATTTTGTTCTAGTGTTTTTTGAATATTATTTATTTTAGTATGGATTAATACCAAGGTAACTGCTTGAGCTGCTGATCTTTTTTTCTTGGTAATCTTAGGCATTATAAATCGTGCTTGAATAATTTATAAAAATTATTGTAAGCATCCCTCCACAGTTTAAGGATTTTTTTTTGAAATTTTTTGTACCTTTTGTTTTCAAAAGGAAAGTCTTTTAAATAATCTTCAAACATAGTTTACTCCTTTCTTAAATTATTTTGCTGTAGCTGGAACATTATTATTTCCTACTAATGGTTCTTCTGCAAATGCCATATAGATATGTGTTGAAGCATTTGTGTTTTGATTAGTACTTTTTGCTTTGAAACCATTTGATAAAAAGTCAAATCTAGCATCTGTGCTTTCTGCATTAGAATTATTTGGAAAAAGATTACCACCCATAGGATTATATCCTGGTCTTCGATTATCTTGTATCATCCAACCTTCTATTCCGTCTGTTCTTTTGTAAATTACCATAGCTGGTTTAAATCCTGTATAAATAAATGGAGCATAAGTAGTTTCTCCATTACCAACATAAGTACCAAACCTTGAGAAACCTTTTTTTTCTGCAAAGCAGTAAGCTACATAAGTTTGACCACTTTGATTTGTTGTTCCATCATTTCCTAGACCAAATAAAGTTGAACTGTTAGAACCTACTGACCATCTATCT